GGTTGGTTACTATCTAATCTGATATGTCTATATACTATTGCCATATGTTTTGTTTATTATATAACGCCACTGGGAGATACGTCAACAATCTCATCAGTTTGCTCTATTTCAGCTTCTAATACCTTATCTTCACCACTATCAGCTTCAATTCCCGTTACTACATCAATTTCAGTAGAACCATCCTGATAAAGGTTAAGTTGTTGAATACCAACACTAAAATCTTCTGCAGTTGGATATTGATAATGGAGCATATCTTCTACACATTGTACGAGAGTTTGCTGCATCGGCCTTAATACTGTATTTGTAAATAGGAGATAAGCATCGGTAACTTCAGTTCTGCCACCTAATTGACCTTCAGTTTTAATACCCAATATCATAGGTGATGTTATACGGTGTGCTGTTAATATTTTTTGCTGAACCATATCATTTAACTGCATATAGTATTCATCAGTTCCATTTGATTGTATAGGTTCTATTTTAGGTGCATTTTCAGGTGAGTCTACATCCATATAAATTAAACTACCTGCATTATTCGTCCCAGCGTATTGATTTCTCAACATTGATTCTATTTCCATTCGCTGGTCTGGGTCAGCATTCAAAAAGGTTGTAATAGCAAGAGATGGGGTTAATCCATTCCTTAAATTATTAGCATGGAAATTATCAGTTTCTATATCTACTTCAATCACCCTCAATGCTCCAGCATAGTCTGGGAGTGGGTAATATCTTTGACCCGGCTTATATGGATTATAGACATATAATTGCTTTGGTTGTTCTAAAGCCTTCTTCGGGTTAAAAGTTGGGAGGTAGGGCAACTCAGTATTTACACCGGTGCTTTGATACTGGTTATATATCCCTCCTCCAATTCCATATTTGTATTTTTCAGACCATTCATCTGAGATGTAATAACCAGGTATTTTACCCGATTTTGTTTTCTCAGCAGCTCTAATCCACGAAAAATCCAAATGGTATATTTCACTTATACGGGACCTGTCTTTGCTCCAAATAACCTCTAAAGCAAAACCACCATATAATTTGTAATCTAGTGCAATTTTCTTATATACATCATTCCATGTTTCATCTCCGTTTGCATGGTCTAACATACTGCTATGCTTTTCATCACATACCAATCCTTCACCAACCACTCCTTCAACTACTGCATTAATGCATGTATTATGTATAGAACTATTATTATAAAGATAGATTAAAAACTCTGGGAAATCATTATATAATCCGTATTTGTAAAAATCTCCAAGCTTCTGCTCAACAGGAAATATCCTATCATCGGAGTTAGTAGAATAATTAATCTTAGTAAATTTGTATTTATTTTTCGTTTCCATTGTCTATATAAATATCATTTAATTGTTTTTTGTTGTATAATATCCTATTTCATTTGAAGAAACATATCTTACAAAACTTCCACTTTCATTAGCTGAAATATAGCGTGTATATGAGCCGGATTCATTTGAAGAAATATATGTTGTAAAATTACCAGTTTCATTTCCACTTATATAACGGGTAAATGAGCCTGTTTCGTTTGAGGATATATAATTTATGTATTGCGGATTGTTTGAACCACTTACAAATATTCTTAGGGTATCAAAAGGTGTGTTTGCAAATCCTGCTGAATTCCAATTATAGTTTGCATCATTCCAAGCAATTGCAGAACCTGCCCATGTTAATAAATCAGCATCCGCATAGTAAGTATCAACTAAATACCACCCACTTGCAGCAGGTATATATGAAGCTGATATTTGTGTTATTATATATGGAGTAGTTGAAGTAGATATTACATCCCCTACAAGTGTTACCCCATTTTGATTATATTCAGATGAACCGCTAAAATAAATAGCTGTAGGTAGGATGGAAGGAGGTGCTTCCGGCAACCATGCAATTGTGTTTATTGGCTGAGACTTATTTAAATACATATGAATATAATATTAAAAAAAAAGGGGAGAGTTCACCACCCTCCCCCTATTGAAAATGAATATAAAATACAATTAAGCTGGTCCGAATGCGGAGCCGGTCTGAATAGTTAATCCATTAAGTAGTGTTGATAATCCACTATACGATGATGCGGACAGATACAACGCTGGTTCAGGTTCACGCGATACAAAGGTTAAGGTATATCCATTTCTATCAGTCATACTAGTACCTGAAGTACCAGCTGAAGTAGTTAAGGTTACACCATTATCTCTACCCACATAAATGAATTTAGATGTTGCGTCTGTATTGTTAGTTTCAACAATCATTTTAATGTTTTGATTGCCGGAGAGTAAACGAATTTGGTTACGAGTGGATACTTGCATTTTGAAGAATACTGCGTTAGTAGTAGTTTCATATACAATAGTTCCATTCTCAGGAGTTACCGTCATCGTTTCAGCGAAATCGCTGGTCTCTCTGAACAATTCAAACTTAAAAAACGAACCGCTACCCGTTAATTGAGTTACCAAACCTTCAGTTGGTGCAACTACTGCTGTAACTGAACCACTAAGGATGAAGATATTTTTGATTGACCCGATATTATCGCGGCAACCTAATGTATATCCCGATGTAATTTGACAAGGTGCTGGCATGTGTTTTTCCTATTTAATTGTTAAGCTAAATCGTTACTTACCCAAAATTCAGGATATGCTATGTTCACACCCATTTTGGTTGCTATTCTATGGCGTAAGGTATCCGTATTGATATCATACCATAATTGGAATTCGCTGAAGTCGGATAGTAAATCTGTTCCTACAACAATGTGTTTGGCAGGTCCTAATACTACTCTATTTGAACCTTGCAATCCAGTTGTTCCTACTACCTTAATATTTGGTGAGAATGGATATGCCATTTCATACAAATTAGGACGGTTGGTTACTGAACCTGGATCGAAGTAGAAGTTGTTAGCGCTTCTCAATGCTGTGATATAACTACGGAAGTTTGATACACTCATAAAGAATGTCAAGTCTTCACGATTTGCTACATCTGCGGAAGAGGATTGAATCATTGCATCCATTGTATTCAGAATGCTAGCTGGTGCTACTGATGTTACAGTTGAAGCAACTACCCCAGCGGTTGAACCTGTGATAATTCTATTCAAACCTGATACATTACAAGTTCCACCATAAGTAGAGGATGAACCACTAACTTGCTGCCATAAGAATAAATCGTTTGCTTTTTGGAATTGGTTTACTAACAGTTGCGAATATGCATCTGCTAATGCCCATGTTTCGTTGTATGAACCTTTACCTATTGAAGAAATACCTAAATATTTTTTATCTAAATCTTTCAAACATAGTGCATCAAATGATGTACGAGGACATACTTCAATGTTTCTTTGTGAAAAGGTAGCTGAACCTGCAGCAGATGATACGCAAGTGGAGTTGTTCATTGTAATAGAGACATCAAATAGATTGATAGGCTCTTGGAACTTTACACCCTCTTGAACGGTCACATACTCTACGGTTGAACCACCATATACCATCTTTAATACGAGCTCGCCTGCGAGCTGGTTATTAAAATCTGCTAATGCTGTTGTTACTAGTGCCATTTTGTGTTTTCTCTTTTATTAGTTTGTTTTCTTATTTTTAATTAATTCTCTCATCATTGCATAACGCTTAACATCTATAATATCGTTGTTACGGGCATCAAGTGAGAACGATTTTTTAGCCGGAATTGTTTTTTCAGCGGCTGGTTCAGCAGAGTATTTTTCCATTTTGGTTTTTAATTCTGCCATTTCTTTCTTTACGAACTCCATTTCGCTTTTGATTACTTCTGCAATAGCTTCGGCGATTTGTGGGAATGTCAATGTATCTTGCACTCCTTCACCTTCTGCTGCCATATTGATTTCAACAGGCAGTTTAATTATTGAATCAGTAACTGGATTTGCATTTGGGTCTGCTGATTTTTCAGTAGTAGTATTAGTTTCTTCAATAGCTGGAGGAGTTACCTGCTCTACCAATTCGGCTTCTTTTTCCATCTCTACAACGATACCACCTTCAGTTTTGATTGTGATACCGCCTTCAAGGTTGTGATAACCATCTGGTGCAGATAATTCCTGTCCTTCTGCTGTTCTAACCGTTACTGCTTTACCGAGTTCTAATGCTTCACCTTCAAATATGAGTGTGAATGCACCATTAACATCTTTAAGCTCACCAAAAGCCATTTTATCCTGCAAATTGAAGTAACTTTTAACGAGTTCTTTTAAATCTTTTGCTTTCATGTTGCTTTCTCTTGGTTTTTGTTTAATTAATTCTTATATAAATATCATTTACTATTGATTCTCAGCTTGTCTCTTACGAGCCAATATGCGATTATAGCAAACTTTCTCAAACGCAGGGGATGTGTAAGTATTTCCTGGCGCATTTCCCCTTAAATCCGCCATGCATTGTGCAAGCTCTTCTTCTGATACTGATTGGATTTCTTCAAATGTATCTTTTTTGATTTGCTCATAAGTTCTGTAATTATCAATATTGCTTTTCATTCTCATTTTTCCATTAAATTGGTTATAGCAAATTGCCAATGATTGCTTTTCATCTTTTCCTTCATTTTGTAAGAACTCACTACATCTTGCAATAAATTCTTCTTGATTTTCATTTGTTTTTGGAGTTGGTATTGGCATCTTATATAAATATCATTTAATTTTTAATCTAATTAGTTTAATCATATATTATTAGCAAAAAACTTTTCTGCGAACCATCCTTCTACAGAGAAGCCTTTGATTTCTTTAGCTTGTATTTTTTTCCATATATCAGCATTTTCAATACGATATGCTGCCATCCACGTTCCTTTTGGATACTTACCATATAGTTTTGATTTATCATTATTCACATCCTCTATAATCCAAGTTTCAGTAAGATATACACCATCTACTGGTATTCCATCATGTTCTATATTGCTGGAGTGGATTACCCCATTCTTCATAAACTTTTCTGCAAGCTCTTTTATAGTTTCTTCGCTGAAATAAACCCAGTATTCTTCTTCATTATCCTCATCCCATCTTCTAATAAGACGATTGGGAATCATTACCGGTCCAACTAATTTACGTTGAGCATTTTCATAATCCGGCAAAGAACCTACTTCAAGTCCTAATTGCTCTGCAAATATATGCGCAAATACCATATTCTCTATATCATTAAATGAGTATTCTTTATCTACATCTTGCAGCACCATAGCAGAATCTATCTTTTCACCTGCTTGTCTTAACTTCTTTTCAGCCCATGGTAACGCAGTTGGTCCTCCCCAAAGCAAATAACTTATATATCCACACGCAGTATAATCTTTCCTACTTTGTGCTAATTCATAACTATCTTTATGTCTGATAAGGAATGAACGCATTCTTCGGATAGTGTCCAATGATAACTTTTCACCTCTTACTATTTGTTGAGCACGAACTTTTCCAACTTGAGTTGCGCATTGATTATCTATTCCTTCGTTTCTTTTAATTCCCATCGCAGCAGCATCTTTTACTGATTGAGGGTAATCATTATAGGTTTCAAATAGGTATTTTTGTGCATTAAATGCGTAGAAATCTTCTTCAATCGCAGGTTCTTGCACCAAAGCAACAGCATCTATTTCAGCTGGTAATAAATCATTAGGTTTTAATTCTACTACTTTCATAATATTCTTTCTGTGTATAAATATGGTTACAATCTTCGTCTATTCTGCAATTGTTGTTCAGCTTCCAACCCATTACTTATATCTGATGATACAACATAAGCACGGATAGGTTGTGTGTTCATTGGTTGAGGTGGAGCATTCATTGGAGAACCACTACTACCAAAAGGTTGATTGCCGGGATCGTTTGGATTAGGTATAGGTTGATTAAATCCTCCACCCAGTAATGCTGTAGCAGTTCCACCTGTTGCACCACCACCACTTCCACCAGTTGGTGATATACCACCACCTCTACTTGGGGGAGTTGGAGCAGAACCTGTATATTGTTGTTTTCTAATACTTGAAACTGTATTTGTCATTTGAGCTATAATCATCGTAGCTAATGCAGTACCAATAATTGGACCTAAACTAGGACCTAATGACATAGCACCTCCGAATGCTTGGAATGCTGCAGATAGACCTGATGTG